TATTGGAAAAGTTTATGACTCAAAATGGAAAAGTTACAAAGATTTTCTTCCAGTAGATTCCGCAGTTCCGTTTTTTATTGAAATGACAGATAAAATTCCATCATACACAGAGGCCATAGCAATGAAGTATGGCTGGATCTGGAAGATTCCATTGCAAAATAGATTTGGTTGCGGATATGTATATGACTCATCTCTTATATCTGAAGAGGAAGCAGTAAAAGAAATAGAGGAGTTTTTAGGATACGAGCCAACCTATCCAAGAAAAAACAAAGGCGGATTTAGTTTTAATGCTGGATGTTATGAAGAGCCTTGGATCAATAACTGTGTTGCAGTAGGCCTTGCAGCAAACTTTGTTGAGCCACTTGAGGCCACATCAATTTGGGTTAGTATTGTAGAGTTGACGCAAATATTTGATAACCCTCTGTGGCTATTTGAAAATTCAAAAGAAATAAGAGAAGAGTTTAATAATAATATAGTTAAGATGAATAATGACATTTCTGAATTTATATATTTTCATTACATGACTTTAAGAAAAGATACAAAGTTTTGGGAAAAATTTTCTTATGAAAATGCCCCAAAAGATTTACAAGAAAAAATTAATAAATGGAAAAATAGACTTCCCAATAAGTTTGATTCTGGAGAACATTGGTCGTCAAATAGTTGGACCTTTGTTGGTTCTGCACAAAATACAATCAATAAAGATATTGCAAAAACATATATTGAAAATTCTTCAGATTATAAAAAGGGTGTTGATTTCTATGATTATTACAAAAATTATCAAAATTATAAAGTTTCGGAATGCATAGATCATAGGCAATTTTTAGAGGGATTAAAGTGAAAAACAAATTAGAGTGGGTTACTGCACTAAAAACAATGGGCACCAAGCAGTATTGGAATAAACCAAATACAGTTGAGTTTTTTGCTTTTGTTGCTAAGGCAGTGATCATTATTCCAGGACTACTATTTGATAAGCAACTGTGGTGGCTTTACATTTTTGCGCTGGTATCAAGTTTAATGCTTATATGGTCTTCTACAGTAAAGACTATACCAACATTAATTTGGTTTAATATCCTCTGGACAATTTTAGCCATAACTGCTATACTTAAATATTGGATATAGAAAGGTTACATTATGCAAACATTTTTACCACAATCAGACTATTATGTGTCTGCTGCTATTCTTGATAGCAAGCGCCTTAACAAACAAATACTAGAGTGCTACCAAATCCTCAATGTCCTATCTGGTAAGTCACCTACAGGTGGCTGGCGTAATCATCCAGCAGTTCTTATGTGGAAAGGCTTTGAGCGAGGACTATGGTCTTATGTACAAGCCATGATTGCCGAAGCCAAATCTCGTGGCATTAAGACTGAGAACAACGAAGCAAACCTTAACAACCTTAAAGATATGTGTTGGGATGATTGGGGCAATAACATTCCTGATTATTTCCAGGACGAAAACAAATTGCTTCGTATTGTAACCACGCATCGTGCAAACCTATTTAAAAAAGATCCGTTGTTGTACGCACCATTTCAGTATGCAGTTACAAGCATTAACAATGTACCCTGCTGTCCTGAGCGTAAAGAACCTTGTAAATATTATTGGCCAACACATGAGGTAACAAATGCTTGAGTTTATAATTTTTTTAATTATATTTACTGCTTTAACATCTTTGTCTGTATTTATATTTAGATTAAAAAATCTTAACATGCAATTAATTATTGCACTAAATGAAGCAATCGGTGACATTGAGCGGTTAAGTAAAAGACCAGACGAAGAACTTGTTGAAAAAGAACACCTTTTATCCTTTATAAATGAAACACGTGACATCGCATATAAATATATAGAAGAAGTTCATGTAGCATTACTAGAATATAAAGATTCTATAGAATATGATTTAGAAAATCCTAATGATTTATCTATTCAAAGATTTAGAAAAGCATTTAATAAGTTAAAAGAAATATATCCAAAAGACATTCCAAATGATTAATGCCAGAGGAATTCCAACTTGTCAGTGCCCAGAGTGCGGGTGCGTATATTTTAATGCGGTAGTTCAGTTTGATCCAACAGACTATGAAATAGGATTATATTTTTTGGATGGTACATGTAAAGAGTGTGGAACGTTGGTAACATTGCCAACACCACTAGATAAAATAAAGGAAAATGAACTATGAAACAGATTATATTTTCAGTTTTAACAGGTTTTGGATGTGGGGTAGTCTTTGCAGCATTTAAACTCCCAGTTCCAGCGCCACCAGTGTTTGCTGGAGTTGCTGGTATAATTGGATTATGGCTAGGTTACGATGCCATAACGAAGTTCATATCCTAGGAGGAAAAAAATGGACGCAAAAATGAAAGCAATGCTTGCATCATATGCTCGTTCTGTAGTTGGTGCTGCATCTGCTCTTTATGTATCTGGAGTAACAGATCCAAAAGATCTTTGGGCAGCACTTGTTGGTGCTATTATTCCAGTAGCAGCAAGAGCAGTTAATCCAAACGACAAGGCTTTTGGTAGAATGCCAAAAGTTAAAGATGTAGAGAGTGCACTTAAGAATATTAAGGCTCCAGCAAAGAAGGCTTCTAAAAAGAAGTCTGGTGGTGGCGGTACTCCACAACAGATGCTCTAATATCATTATGATAAAATGGGGATGTTCTAACAGACATCCCTGTTTTATTTTAAGGGAGACAAATTGATAATACTTGGAATTAATGAAACATCACATGACGCATCAGTATCTTTAATAAAAGATGGAGATATACTTTTTGCTGGACATGCTGAAAGGTATAGCAAAAATAAAAACGATTGGTATATTAATAATGATTTACTTAAAGATGCATTAAACTATGGTTTTCCAAATCAGATTGCTTATTACGAAAAGCCATTACTAAAGGCTTCAAGACTATTTCTAAAAGGTGGTTCTAGTGATTGGAATCCAAGATATATAGTTGATAATATATTTGGCAAAAGGGTGCCTACAAAATATTTTAGCCATCACTATTCTCATGCCTGTGCTGGCTACTACACAAGTAAATTTAGTGATGCTGTTATAGTAGTCCTTGATTCTATTGGAGAATATAATACTTCTACCGTTTGGGTTGGAGAAGGATCTTCAGTAAAACAAGTATATAAAAAGAATTACCCTTTTAGTTTTGGTTTATTTTATTCAGCATTTACTAAGTTAGTTGGACTCACACCAAATCAAGAGGAATATATTATGATGGGCATGGCAGCCTATGGAGATTGGACAAGATATTATCTTAAAGTAAAAGAATATTTTCCAGATATAGATAAGCAAAAATATAATTTTCATCAAGGAATAAATGATTGGAATGAACATATTGGGTACCGTGAGCAATTTGATATTGCTGCTGCTGTTCAAAGGGTATACGAAGAAAGATTAGTTAATTTTATGGCTATGGCGCAAAAACTTACAGGTAAGCGTAACCTTGTTTTTATGGGTGGTTGTGCTCTTAACTGTGCAGCCAATACAATGCTTTGGAAAATGTTTGATAATGTTTGGATTATGCCTAACCCAGGTGATGCTGGATCGTCGCTTGGAGCGGCTGCTGCAGCCTATGGAAGCCATATAAATTGGCAGCATCCGTATCTTGGCCATGACCTTGGCGGAGAATATCCAGTGGGAGCCATAATTACAGAATTAATAAGAAATAAAATTGCTGCGGTAGCAACAGGAAGGGCTGAATACGGTCCAAGAGCGTTGGGAAACAGAAGTATTCTTGCAGATCCACGAGATCCTACTATAAAAGATAAAGTTAATCTTATTAAAAAAAGAGAATCGTTTAGGCCTTTTGCTCCAGTAGTCATGGAAGAGCATGCAAGTAAATGGTTTGATATGAGTTTTACAAGTCCATACATGCAATATGCAGTTAAATGTTTACAGCCAGGCAAGATACCTGCCGTAGTTCATAAGGATGGTACCTCAAGAGTTCAGACAGTAAATAAAGAACAACACCCAGGATTATATAATGTATTATCAAATTGGTATGTTATGACAGGTGTTCCAATATTATTAAATACAAGTTTAAATATAAAAGGACAACCTTTATTGAATGATAAAAAAGATATAAAATTATGGGAGGACACTTACAATGCAAAAGTCATACATTAAAAAAATAGAAGCAGCAACAAAAGATATAAATTTTTGGACTCAAAAAACTTTATCAAATACAAATGGTGATTTTAAAAAATTGTATCCAGAAAATGAGTGGCATGAATATAATGAAAATTTTTTTAGAAGTGATAAATTTACTAAAGATCATAATGGAAAACATATACTTTTTATGGGGTGTTCAGAAACCCAAGGACAAGGAGATAGTTTAGAAAATGCTTGGGCTTATATTCTTTATAAAAAAATAAATCAAGATGAAAAGTTAAGTGGATACTTTAATATTGCCGTACCAGGTCAAGGGATAGCATCACAAATTTTAATACTTTTAGAATATATTGATAATTTTGGAAAACCAGATGAAGTATTTTTATTGATGCCAGAAACATCAAGAGTTATATGTAGTTTTGAAAATCATCTGGGTATGCTAACGATGATACTAGATGAAAAAAAATATTCAGATTCAGATTTTATGAATGCTCATATTTATGCTATTATCTTGTTAAGATTTCTTGAGTCTTTTTGTATTAACCTAAACATAAAATTTTTATGGTCAACATGGTGGGAATATGAAGAAAATATTTTTATAGATTATAAATTTGATAATTATTTTTCCTTAAATATGAAAAATATTGATCATATTATATTAAAAAAGTATGAACAATATAGTGATCCAACAAGAAGCGTAACAGAAAATTTAACAAAAGCCGATGGGCATAAAGGATTAGTAATACATAAGTATTGGGCAGATATGTTTTATGAAAGAAGGCAAAATGAAAAAAATAATTAATAAAATTAAACTAATATTATTTTTAAAATTTAGAAAAAAAATAATAAAAAAAGATAAATATATCTATTAATATGCTATAATATATAGGTACCTGCCCAAAGGGGGGTACTTAAAATGACTCGCTTAACAAGGAGGAAAAATGGTAAGTACATGGTCATTGGATCTTTTTAAGGATCCTTTTTTTATTGGTTTCAACAGAGAGTTGGACCGCTT